AGTTCATCCCGACGCCGATAATACTGATCCTTGCGCTCGAGGCGCTCAGGGTTGCGCTGGCGGTTCCGATGCTCCATGCGCAGGTCCGGCATATCCAGGCCTAAGGTCTGACACTGCCGGTTCTCCGAATCCGCCAAAACGATGCGCTCTCCACCAACGAGGCCGTGCATGATGTGATGGGCCGGCCCCACTGTCATCTGGTCAACACACCGCCACAGACGCCGAATGGGCCACATCTCATGGCGGGTCACCCCATCGGTGCGCACCCACATCCGCAGGTCTACGGCGTGACGCTCAGTCTTCTCGATCCGGTCCCGGGCGTCGTATGGAACGTCTGTCAGCAGCTCGTCCCCGTCGATACGGAAGAACCAATCCTCCATCGGCTCGGGGACACCCAAGTCGAATAGGTACTGGAGCTTCCCCACCTCGTTGCCCACCCAGGGCCCATCGGGGACGTGGATAGTGCAACTCATGTCCAGCGATAGCGCGGTCTCCATGATCGCCGTTGGCTGGGCTGCGCCACTTGTTGGATAGCGCAATGAGTCCGGGAACAGGAAGTAGGCACCATCTACGGCAATGATGCCGTCACACAGCTTGGAGGCTGAGGCAACGGTTGCGGCTAGCCAGTCCGGTCTCTCGTCATACCAATTCAACAGAGCGTATATCTTCATGCCCATTTGGAGTTGTAGAGCGCCTCATCGGCATGACGCATGTCCCACAACCCCTCTCGGTACTGCATCGTGGTCTCATTCACCGGATGCTGAACGGGAATCCCCCCAGCTCGGACACACCGCCATCCAGCCTGATTCAGCAGGAGGCCGAGTTCATCGTCGCCATACCAGACCTGATAGCGCTCATCGATGTTCTGCCAATAGGTCGGGCGAACAGCGAAGCACCAGCCCATAAGGCCCCGATAGGCCGGTGTGGCGTTGATGTCGACCAGGACTCCGGGCTTGAAGTCTGAGGCCGGATCGGGGGAAGCCGCTGCTATGTCTTCGGGAGCCCTGTCTAGGGCTTCACCCAGTTCTCGTAGGGCTCCAGGCGGCCACTCGATGTCATTGTTCAGGAACAGAGCTATATCCGCGCCGATGTCCTGGGCCCAGGCCGCCCCTGCATTCCACATCTTGTAGAAGTTCCAGCCACGGGCATCGAACATATCGACATTGGCCCAGGGCACTAACATCCTGTGGCCCGCGGCGTCCAGTGTCCCGCCGTTATGCCAGATTCCGATGCGGTCTACCTCATCATGGAGTTTGTTCAGGAACCGAACCGTCATATCGATGTGGCTCTCGGCGAAGAAGGCCACCGGGACTACGGCTACGATCAACCCACCCTCCTCAACCAGCCACCGGGGTTCATCCCGAGCATGAAGCGGTCACATTCGGAATCGGGTTCCCATTTCTTGTGTCTGGCTAGCCAGGTCTTGACTGCCGCACCAGGCCCACCATCGGTGTAATGGTCCGATTCGATGCCATATTCATCTACGGCCGTATCCTCAACGACCAGATACTTCGTAGCGATGGGTGCATATGCCCTGAGTTCGGCTAGAACATGGGAGGCGTTGTGATCTGAGTCCAGCGTTACGAGTACGTTCTGACCCTTCACCAGTTCCGCGACCTCGCCTGCCAGTTCTACCGAGTCCCCCTGGAGCCACACCACCCCGGGGATAGGGACCAGCGGAGACTTAATATCCACGCTGATTACGCCGGCGAATTGGGCAAACCATCCCGCCGAACCGCCCTCGAAGCTACCCGTCTCAACGATCACATCCGGCTGGGTGCGGCGGATGATCTCTTCGTAGACATACAGGTCGGTCGGGTACTTCAGGATCCTGTTGCCGTGACGGTCTCGGAGTGTTGTCCAGACCTTCGAGTCGAAGAACGCCCGATTCGCCTCAGGCCAGTTCAATGGTAGGAAGCTATCGTGCGCTTCAAGCCATCCTCGAGTGGTAGGAAGTCATCGGGGAACCATCCGAGGGGCCGTAGGGTCGTGGGATCACCCAAGACAATGGAGTGTTCGGCCTCACCGGGGCGCATCGGGACATGCTCGATGGTTCCCTCGCCCATCAGTTCCACGACTGCTTCGGCGAGTTCGTTCACCGTGGTCTTCCGGCCCGTACCGGCGTCCATGACCGACTCGTAGACGCCATGGGGCCGTTCTAGGGCTCGAACGAGGATCTCGGCCACGTCTTCAACCCAGATCATGTCCATGATCTGCTCACCGTCGCCATAGATGACAATGGGCCGACCCTCGAGAACGGGGATGATGAGGTTCGGCATAATCTTCTTCACGGGGTAGGCCTTCTGCCTGGGCCCGTAGACATTCAGGCCGCGAATCAGGGCTATCTTGGTGCCCCATTCCTTGTTCGCCATGAGGGCGAAGCGCTCTGCGGCCTTCTTGGTGATCGAGTAGGGATTCCACATCCAGTGGTTCGCTGCGGCGATGTTGACCGCTGGGACTTCGTAGCGGCGGATTGCCTTGAAGACATTCAGCCCACCGAGAATGTTGGTCTCGATAGCGGGGAGGGGGTCATCTACCGTCTCCTGGGTTCCCAGAACGCCGGCCAGGTGCATCACCGCATCTGAAGTACTCACCGCGAGGTCGATAGCTGATGCATCTCTGATGTCGCCGAGGATGTCGCACTCCCGGGTCACACCGAAGGTGATCGGCTCATGCCCGTGGTCTAGGAGTGTCTCGCAGGTGTACTTGCCGATGAACCCTGTTCCGCCGGTGACAAGTACCCTCACCGCTCTTCCTTCGCTACCTTCGTAGCGGGCCGTGTCTCAGCCCTCTTGGCGGGTGCTGCGGCCTTATAGCCCAGACGGGCCAGTTCGTTCTTCACGCCCCTCACGTTGTCCTCGTTCCCCTGGGCTTCATACTTCGCAAGCTCTCTCAGCAGCGAGTCGATGACTTCTTGGTCTGCCATACAGCCTCCTTCTGGGGTGAGGGAGGGACCGAAGCCCCTCCCCCGTCGAATTTCCCCAGTGGTTGTCCGACCTATTAGAAGGTCGGGGCCGCAACGCCAGTACCAGCGATCCTGGATGTGGCCTTGAGGTAGCGAGCGAACGTAAACGCGAAGTAGCCATAGGCCAGAATCCTGACCTGGAGGTTACTCGAGAGCACGCCCGTCTCCACCGAAACCGTCGGAGCACCAACCTCGAATAGAAGCTGGTCTTCCCGGCGAGTCACGATGATGATGTCCTCGTTCGTACCGGCACCCAGCGTGATCGGGATGTTCGGGTCGATAACGACCGGCAATCCCATCAACACGCCAACCAGACCAGCCGGCGTCTGTACAGAGCCCGTTGCCATAGCGTTGAACAGTTGGTTCGCAGCCGGGGCATCTGGCAGCACTAGAGGACGGTTCTGACCATCAACCGCACCGAGGAAGAACGCCCAACGCCTCGGGTGCATCACGATCAGCGTGGGGGATGCAAAGCGGTTCGTCCACACCTGCTGAATCGCGTCTGCAAACTTGGCGTAGAGCTCTCCTGCGGTAGGCGTAGCGTCGGTGTAGGTAATGGTGTTGACACCCGACAGGACCGTAATGCCGTTAGTGGCCTGCGTGAGCAACTGTGTGTCAAGCTGCTTCGCATAGTCCGCGGCAAGATCCTGACCGAGCACCGTGTCGGTGGCGGGGTCAGAACGGTCGAGCAACTCCCTCGAAATGTCCTGAAGACCAGCCACCGTGTTCACCGAGAAGGACAGGTAGTCCGTCACGGTCGAACCAATCTGCACCGCTGAACCCTCCGTCTTGACCGCCGTCACGGTACCAGTGGTCACCCTCGGCACGTTGAACGTCATTCCCGTGTCAGGGAGTGGACGCCCACCAAGGGCATCTGCGAACGGCCGACTTGCGCGAGCGAACTCGGCAAACTCGTCCAACAGATACTGCGGAGGAACCAGACCAGGGCCACCCGATGAGGTGGTGATAGCGGCGCGTTGCTCTATCGCCATCTCTCGGGAGTGTCGGGCGATGCGTTGCTCCGCCGAGACATTGCCCTCTTTGCTGTTCAGCAGGTCGCGGAAGAAGCTACGGAAGGTCCCGTCATCATTGCGGGCACCCTTCTCGTACGTCTTCGGTTCCCTACCAACCTCGACCTTCTCTCGAGGAACATCCTCGAGGGCCTTAGCCATCCGCTCCAGGCGTTTGATATCGCCTGCGAGTTTCCGAACCTCGGCCTCATTGTTCGAGAACTGAGCTTCCAGATCCTTACGGAGTGTCTCGTTATCCGCTTCGGGACCGAGACCAGCCAATGCCGCGTTGGTCTTGTCGAACTCCAACTGGGCATCCGCAAGGTCTTCCTGGAGCTCCTCAATCGTCTTGAGCGCTCCCATTACCTTCCTCTCGCTGTTTCCCTAGCCTCTCGGCTAGTTTGGCGAGGCTCGATTGGCGGGCAGCAGCCTTCTTGATCATGGCTTCCTTCCACCGCATGAAATCCTCGGTTGCCTCTACGGAGCCCACATGCGACTCCGACCCGCCCTCAGCCTCAGGCTCAGCGACGGACGCGGCCTCCACCTCTTCGGGCGGACGACCAGTAGCCTTGGCCAGCGAACGCATCGCGGCCATACTTGTTTGTGGGTAAGCCCCCTGCGCCGTCACAGTCACGTCGTAGAGGGCCCCAACGGTATTGATCGTGCGCATCACGTTGCCATCGTCGTCCGCGGCGAACTCATCGCCATCGGGGGCAACGTTGAATGAGAATGATCCCTGGTTGATATCGCCCCGCTCGAGGGCGGTTTTCAAGTCTTTGGCCCACGTGTAGTTGCCTACCTGGGCGTCGATGAGCAATCCGTGGGTATCCGAAGACAGATGCAGGGTGTCGTTCTTTGTCCGAGCGGCGACATAGCGCGTGTCGTGATCCCAGGTCAGATGAACGTCGGGATTGGTGGCAAGCACCTCATCGAAGGCCCCCTGGGCGATCTGTTCCTTGAATCCGCCTAAATCATGGGAGGTCTGGTCATAGACAGCCGCATAGCCCCGAAGGGTAAAACCCTCGTTGGGCCGGCCTGAATGCCTGATTTCGAGGCCCTCGAGCCCCAAAACCCTGATTTCACGGTCTTGGTCAACCATTCGGCGTCTCCTGTGCCGTGGCGGGGTTATTGGGTGCCCCACCGACCGGTGTTTGCTGTAGTTCATCGCCACCCTCCTTGGGCGGCAGGTTCTCGAGTGCCCGGACCTCGTTCGCCGTCTCCCATCCGCCCTGTAGAGCGTCTTTGTGGGCGGCGAAGCGTGTCGTCATCGACGGCTTCAGCACAGCAGCCGTCAGGAACTCCGGGAACAGATTGCCCCCGGATGGGAACAGGTCTACATCCCGCATGAGCGCCATCTCGATACGGCGGATCCGTGGGCCGATATCGGCCTGTAGGAAGCGGTCGAAGTCATCATTCGCCGTCGCATTCCCGCCCGAACCCTGCGGAACAATCCCCAACATCCCCGGTGTCACCCGACAAATCCGGGCGACCTCCTCGGCTGAGAACCGCTGCGATTCGATGTATTGGGCGTCACGCTGCGAGATCCCGGTTGGCACCCATGTAGCCCCATTCGCTAGCACACCAGGCCTATGGGCGTTCTGGAGCCCCGTATGGCGCTGTGCCCACTCGATCTGAAGGCGGTCCATATCCTCTTGTTTCGGATTCCCTGGGGTCACGATAAATCCCGGAAGTGCGGTTCCTTGCGAGTAGAACCGTGACTGATAGTCCCTCGCAGCAAGTGCGGCACCGAGGGTCTCCCGGTGAAGGGAGATGGGTGAGAGACCCACATCGGACCCTGGGGGGGATGTCCAACCCCGGATATGGAGGATCTGAGAGGCTGGGACGCGCTCCATCTGGCCGTTCCGGCGGCGCACTTCGTAGAACTTCCTGCCCTTGTCCCGTTTCACGAAGACATCGGCGGGATTGATAAGAATCAATTGGATGTCGCCCTCGTCCTGGACCGGCCGACGGGCGAGTGCCTTCCAAATGAAGGCATTGCCCGCCGTTTCGATAGATCCTCCGGCGTCCTGCCAGAAATCGAAAGCGGACTGCTCCTCATTCGGTTGTTCTTTGAGGCGGAACCACTGCCACGAATCCCTTGCCTCGGCCTGTTCGGGCTTCTCCCCCCGATAGACCTTGAGCGGCATCATCCCGATGGTCTCGGAAACCAGCTGGATCGCAGCCCCGGCGGTGGAGAGACCCAGGGTGCTCGAGGTGTCTACCCAGGGGCCGGCAGTGCTGAAATACGGGGTTCTCTCCGGCAACGACCAGCCATCTGAGAGCCAATCCCGCTTTTCTTTCCGTGCCTTTGCCCGGACCGACCGGAACTGAGTATCAGTCGCCCGAAGGTCTGCCATCACATAACCCAGTAGGTCGG